GTGACAGCGGAAATCGCAATTCTAAACAAGTCGGCAGTTGCGTTGGCTGCGGACAGCGCAGTGACAATCTCGTCCGAGGAAGGCCAAGACAAGATATTCGACAGCGCCGACAAGCTCTTTGAGCTGACGCCCGGCGACCCGATCGCAATCATGATCAACAACGATATGAGCTTCATGGAGGCTCCTCTCGGAGTTCTGATTAAGGAGTATCGCAAGGAGGCGCCTTCGTTCACCTGCGTGCGCGAGGCGGGCGAGCACTTTCTCGCCTACCTGGATGACTTCGCCAAGCGATCTCCCGCGAGAATCAAGCACCAGAGCTTCTCGAGGATCGTAAACCGGCTTCTTGCCGATCTAGAGGGCGCCGCGCGGAAGGCCGCTATTGCGGAAATCTTCGAGGAAGATACGGGCAGGCTCCGTGATGAGTACGTCGATGGCGACGCGACGGAAAAGGTATTCCATCAGAAAGTCGACAAGGAGCTAGACGACTTCGAAGTCTTGCTTAGTTATCTGGAACCAGCCTCGTTCGTTGGCGAAGGAGAGCTGGTCCTGACGGACTGGGAGCTTGCGCGGGTCGAGGAAATTGCGACCAGCACCCTAGGGTTTGCATCTGCGGAACAGGTGCAGCGAGCCATCAAGCTCATGCAGGAGGCTTTGCTCAAGCAGCATGTGGCCTTGTCCACGACCGGCGTTATCTTCGCTGGCTTTGGATCGGAGGAACTGTTCCCGACGCTGGTGTCGTACGAGGTGGCGGGGACGGTCGGTGACCGATTGAAGTATTCGATCACCAACTTGGTGGACATCGACAGGGAAGGCTTCCGAGCTCGCGTTTTGCCGTTTGCACAGCGAGAAATGGTCGAACGCTTCCTGTATGGCCTGGATACAACGCTTCAGGGCAAAATCTCCACGTTCTGTCGAGATTCCGTCCCAAAGATCAGCGAGCAAATTGTCGGCCTGTTAGATTTGGAGGAGGCTGACCGCCTTGCGATCCAAGAGGGCGCAAAGAACGCGGAAGGTGCCTTCCTCGCGGGGCTGGCCAAGGAAGGCTTCGAGGCTATCCAGCGCTCATCCCAGGCTGAAATTGAGGATATGGTTGAGTTCATGCCGAAATCGGAGATGGCTCGGATGGCGGAGGCACTCGTTAACCTGACCTCTATCAAGCGACGCGTATCACCGGGTTTCGAAACTGTCGGTGGCCCAATCGACGTGGCCATCATTTCCAAAGCGGAGGGGTTTGTATGGGTCACACGGAAACATTATTTCCCACGAGAGTTGAATGATCGGTATTTCGCCCGTATGGGCGCCGCACGCAAAGGCAGGAGGAAAGACGATGCTGAAGACATGCACGCTTGAATCCCTGATTCAGGTCGATCCCGCGCTGCTCCAGTTCTCTGTGAAGCAGCCGGATGAAAACATGCGCGAGGCGATCAAACATACTCACGCCCGCATCACGACCGCTGTCGAAGGCAGCCCCCGCATTCGGGCGAAGATTCGCAAGCCCGCATAAGCTGGTGCGTTAAATCATCGGCGACTTCCGAAACCCGGAGGCCAATACGGCTTTCGGGTTTTGTTTTGCCTGCCGCGCACGCCCGTCCACATTCGTTGCTGCACTTTGGCAGAAGGCTACAACAGCGCCGGGCCGAGGGCGGCGGCGCGCGCCCTGAACCAGGGGTCATCCGTCCGATCCACGATGAGCGGGCCACCCCAAGTCCGGCATAGCGCAAATGCTTCGTCCGGCGTTCCGTCAGTCCACACCGCCCAGGTCTCCGGCGTCAGTATGGTCGGCATGCGATCGTGGACCTCGGCCATCTGCACGCAGCCGTCGACCATGACCATGGAATAGGCGTTGCCCCACTCGTCAGTCGGCCGCCAGATACCGGCGACAGCGAATAGCTCCTGATCGGGAAGGGAGTACCAGGTGCGCGTCATGCTCCCAGCCGCACCCTCGGCCTCCGCCCAGGCGGTGACCGGGATCAGGCAGCGCCGGTCACGGAAGCTGTCCCGCCACATCGGATTGCCGCGCAGCTTGTCGTCCCGCGCGTTGTTCGTCGCGGTGGGCTTAAGGGCCTTGCCGGTCTTCTTGCTCACGGCGTGCCGGGGGAAGCCCCACGTCATGGTGCGCACCTCGCCCTCGACGACCACCAGCCCGGTGTATTTCGGATAGACTTCGGCGGCGAAGTTCGGCGCCCCGGCGCTTTTGGCGCGGAACAGGCGAGCCACGGCGTCGGCGGGCTTCGTCAGCCGGTATAGATTGCACATCCCCGGATGCTGCGCCCGGCGGACCCGAACGTCAATCGCCGCTTGGTCCCGGGAACTTCCGCTTGCCTGCTATCACGTAAGGTGAACTGTAGGTGTCCTTAGCGGTGCCGTCGGCGAGCTCGATGTCAGCGAATGCCGATCGGAAGCGGTGGGCGTCCTCGGTCGTGCGGAAGTAATAGGCAACCGTTTTGCTGCCCTGCTCCGGACCCCCATGCTCGGCGTAATCGCCGCGTCTCATGTTGGCCATCAGCCAATCGTGGATTCGCATATAATTTACGACCGCAATATCCTTTTCGTAGAAGAGGATGCGGACAGGGAAGGCGTGTTCGTCGACCTTCCGCTGGGGTGTGCTGCGTCTAACCATGATGCGAACATATAGAGAACATGCTACAGCGAGTCATTCGATTCGTGAGAGGGCCACCCCATGGCAAACGACCAATTGACGCTCCCCCTGACCGATGATGACCTGCTCAGGCTGGCCCGGCACCGGTACGCCCAGGCCGACCGGGAAGGGGCAACGACCGACGATTACGTCCAGCTCGTGGACATCTTCCCCGCCGTGCTCCGGCGGCTCGAAGAGAAGATCGAGGTTACTCGCGACCTGGTCTGCATCGAGGAAATCGATTTGAACAATCCGGCCACCATGCGGCGCTTGGTCGCCTCGGCGGCCGAATAGGAGGGAGCCGCTATGAGCGAAGCACAACGGAGCAGCTCCGATGATCTGCGACGCGAGATCACGCGCATCCTCGGCGGGAAGGGCATGTCGAGCGATTTCGGCCACGGCGCCGACTACGGGGCCTTCACCCCAGCCGCACCCGACAGCCGCCTTCGCCCCGCGGGGCGGACTGCCCCGCCAGCCGAGCGCGGGCCGTTCGGGCGATGGCTCCTGATGCAGGGCGAGCGCGGGGGGCTGGTCGGCGATCTGGCCAAGGGCGCGATGGCCGATCGCGGCTTTCCGCGCGATGGCGATCCGGAGGCGGTGCGCAAGCGCCTGAGCATGCTCCAGGCGGATGGCGACATGTTCGAAGCCCTCGACGAGGCGGAACTCGACTGGTCGAGCTACTGAGGTGAATGGCATGACATATGGTGAATTGATCGAGCATGCCCAGCGGCTCCACGCGCTGGCGAGTTCACGCGCGGGGACACGGGCCGATCTGGTGCAGCTCCGCGACCTGGTTCCACAATTGATCTGCGCGGTGAGGGCGCTGACCCAGGATGACGAGGAAATGATCCCGATCCCGATCATCGACCTGACGAAGTGTGAGCCGGTCGAGGGATGCGAGATGGGGTCTGTGCGGCTTCCAGCCGGCGCGGCTCAGCTCATGGGGCTGGGCTGAAACGAAAAGAGGCCATCCCCCGCAAAAGGGACGGCCTCTAACTCGGTGGAACCGGGGGTGGTACTCCGCCGAAGTTAACGATTAACATGTCGCAAGGGTGGTTGTTCCCGCTTCGGGTTGCATCATTTCGGTACTCCGAAGTATGCGTCGCGATATTCTTGGCGTGGAGAATACCGGGATCTAGCATAATCAGGAGCCGCTACATGGGGGACAGTCAACCTCACGCGTTTGTCGCAGCGATCATTGTGGGCGTCGCACTAGCAGCTACAGGGATACTCGCCGATGATCTGTTTAGTCACCGGCTACGAGTCGGAATGGTAGTACTTGGCTGCTGCGCGCTCCTTGCGGCCGTAGCGGCCCTCTGATCTCGGAAGGAGAAGAGGCCGCCCCCTTAAAGTAGGCGGCCTCCATACGGTGAGGTCCGAGGGCACGATCTATCACCGTGGCGCGTCGTATTCAGCGCTTGGTGAACATATAGGAAGGCGCGATGCGGATCGGCTCGGCCGTGATGAATTTTGATGCGCAAAGCCAAAGAATTTATGACCCGACAATCCTGTACTCCCGGTTCGCAGCGCTCGGGCAACTATGAGCATGCCGGCTTGCAGCCTTTCCGCTGATATAGGTTGCGTTAGCTGCGGCAGCGCGGATGGACGCGCCCTCACGGCAGTCAAGAGGGGGCGGGCGCGTGGGGGCGTTTGCCAGCCGGTATCGAGCCCGGTCCGCAGATACTTCAAAGAAATCCCCCGGAGCCTGTTTTCGGAGCTCCGGGGTAAAGGCGGGGTCGCCATGCGCCGATGCGCGCATTGGGTTTCATCGGAAGGGAGGGTATCCTCGATGGACCGCTGTCCCACCTTCTGCGCCGATTGTGACAATGACGCGAATTGCAATTCGTTAATCGGGCCGCGATCCTGCCCGGGCCTTGGCGTCGTGTTCCCGTATCGCGTCGACCTTCGCGGCGCACTTCTCGAACCCTTCCTTGTAGATGCCTCGGCTCTTGACGATGTCGGCCGTGGTTTCCAGCGGCACATCCTTGACGGTACAGCGCGTCATCAGCCCGGCCGGAATGCCCTTGTAGGCGGGCGGGGGCGGCGCGGAGGCTATGTCACTTCTTTTCGAGCAGCCTGCGCAAATCAGCAGGGATAGGGCGAGACAGATACTCTTTGACCTCGGCATTGCTGGCCTCCAGATCCTTCAGTTGAACGGCGGCGGCGGCGTTCTGCTGCTCGATCAGCGCGAGCTTGTCCTCCAGCAGCAGCACGTTCTTGTGTTCGAGGGCGCGCAGGCGATCCTGCTCGGCGGCGTGAGCGGCCCACCCCCTATTCGTGGCGACCAGTTCGTCGATCTTCCCGTCCTTGTTGGCGATCTGGTCGTTCTGGCGCTGGATCTGCATCCAACCGATGATGCTGGCCCCGATCCCCGACACGGCGAGCACACCCACCATGGCGAAGATCTGCGATCGATAGGGCGCGAGCAGATTGAGTAGCTTCACGGCTGATCTCCTTGCGATGCGTTCTCCCGGCCCTTGGCCGCAGCGACGCGCTTGTCCGTGTTGGCGCGCAGCTTGATTCCGAGCTTCTCGTAGACGAGCCGCTCCAGGAGCCGGATCGACACATTCGCGCCGAGCCAGCCGAACACGCCGACGATCACGCCCGACCACAACGGGTCGAGCGCCATCGCGCGGCACAGGAGCATGACGAGGAAGCCGACGAACCCGGACGCCACCGCTTCAGTGGCGGCGCGCGGGCCGTTCAGCTCGTTGCCCTTGTCGTGCTCCCGCATGACGTATCCCAGCAGGCCGCCGAAAGCGGCGAGCAGGAAGTATCCAACCGACGTGAGCCAGTCGGACAGGGAGAAGTTTTCCATAAGCCCCCGTTTGGCTCAGCGAGCCCATTCGCCGGTTTTGCCGTGCAGCCAGGTCAGGAACTGGCCGACAGTCTTGCCCTTCAGGATCGAAGGATTTGCCTTGGTGGCCGCCTCGCCTGCGATTGTGTCGGCGCGGGCGTTCACGTCTGCGGCGATGACCTTCGCCGCGGTGCCGGCGCCGAAGAAGTGCGCGGCGTAGAGCGAGGCTTTATTGATCGGGATGCCCTTGGCGCGCAGGGCGGCGGCGTTCTTCTCAGTGAAGGTCTTGGCGCGGGCGAGCTGCTCCTCAACCGGCGGCTTCAGCCCCCCGAAAGCGAGGTCCATATTCGGCCCCCACTTGCCGCCTTCACCTTGCCAGGTCGCGCGGATGAACTGGTAAAGGCCGGAGGCGCTGGAGCTGGAGGCCTTTACGTAGGGGCGGTCGCCGCTCTCGATCTTGGAGAGCATGGGCCAGTAGTCGTCGGGGATGCTGGGGGTCGTGGACATGCGCTGTGCTCCAAAGGCGTCGAGGAGATTGTCCAGGGCGAGAACGTTGCCCGGATCATTGAACAGGCCGGGCGGCGAGATGGCGCGAACGGCGTCAAATGCGGGCTTGCGCGGGTCAGCCATCGGCCTGCTCGTCCTGGGCGGCGATCATGGCTTCGACGCGGGCGATCTCGCCGTCGAAGAAGCCGGTCACGTTGCGCATGGAGGTGATGACGGCCATGGCCTGCTGGAACGGCGTGCCGATCGTGTTGTCCGAGGCGAGCTGCGGCAGCAGTTCCTCGATATCATCGGCCAGCGTTGCGCATTTGCCCGCCGTCAGGGCGGCGCGGATGCCCTTGAGGCCTTCGAGGTTTGCGATTGCGATCTGGCGATCGAGTTCGTTCCGCTGCGCTAGGAGCTGGGCAGCGGTCGGGGTGGTCGACGTATCGGCCATGGTCATTCTCCTGTGGGGTGGTAGGATCGCGGCCGAAGCAGCGGAGTGAAACGATGTCGGAAGAGAGGGCCAACCCGGTCGATCAGATGAAGGATTGGGCGCGCCGGGTGCCGCCGCCGAATGGGCCGGTGCCGGACGGTAATCTCGCCGATCACCTGAAGGCCGAGCGGATGGTTGTGGTGCTGATGGACAGCAACGGCCGGGCCTATCACATCAACAATGTGGACCTGAAAGGTGCGCAGCTCACTCTGCTGGAGCAGCCGCGCACCGCGCTCAACGAGCTGATGGACGCTTACGGCGTCGCCGACGGGCCGGCGTGGAGCGAGGTTCAAGACTGACGCTGAATTCGGGGCCGTCGCTGGCCTCGTCATACCGGCCGTCATCGTCGGAAGCGTCCGTGCTCAGCATGTCGAGCAACTCTTCCGCGGTATCCTTGATGTAGAACGCCACCGAGCCCTTCGGGCCGTTGAGCGAGGTCGTGACAATGGTGGCGTCTTCCTTGCCATCCTTGGTCGCTTCCTCCGCCTCCATCGCATGCTGGAACACGCCGCGGGGCATCGAGATCTTCGTGCCGCCGGTGCCCGCGAGCTGGACGCGTTCCGACGAGGCGCCGCCCGCCTTGGTCAGGATGAAGCCGAAGGTCTCGCGCACGATCGCGTGCTGGGTGAGGCCGCCGATGTTGAGCCACACGCCCGACTTGCCATGCGGGAATTTCTCACGCTCTTCGTCCTTTAGGGTCCGGACGATGGTGATCGCGTCGGCAGGCAGCAGCAGGGCTTTGCCGGTGGCCTGCACCAGCTTCACGATATTGTTCATGGTTTTCCTTCAGGGTGGGACTTAGAAACAGGGAGCCGAGGTCACATCCCGGTGACGTCGAGGATCATCGCCTGCCACTCGACGGAGGCGAAGTTGGAGCCGATCGGCGGCGAATTGCTCTGCATGCACTGGTAGGCGACGGGGCCGATAATCGATCGGAGCGTCTGGCCCGCAACCTGGCCGGTGGTTGCGATCACCTGTCCCTCGATCCATCCCGTGGTGTTGGTGATCTGGTAGGCGGGCTGGCCGTTGAACGTGCAGCTTCCGAGGCCGCTGCTCTGGTAGAGGTTGTACGTCGCCGTCTCTTGCTTCAGCGGGACGTGGGCGCATTTCCGACCGGCAACGCCGACACCCGAATACCCGTCGCGGGTGAGCATGCCGATGGGCCGCGCGATCGGATAGGCATTGTTGACGATGCAATTGCCGCTCTCGTCGTAGAGCCGGAACTCTCCGCCGGTGGCCGGAGGACGCCGGGCACTGAACAGATACATGTCGACGACCTGCGCCCCGGTTCTCGTGATGCGATACGTGAGGCTTCCGGCGCTGCTCGCGATCAGCTTCGCCCAGGTGCCCGCCGCGGAACTGAGCGCCAGCATCGGCGCATCGGACAAACTCGGCCCGGTGAACGTCACGTCCCGGAACGATCCGCCCTGGTTGCCGTACTGGCCCCACCCAGAGGTTGAGGCGTCGAGCGACGCCTTGCCTTCCAGGCGGAAATAAATCTGCGTGTCGGTGATTTGCAGATAGCCGTCATCGGTCAGGCACCTGAAGCCGGCTGCCATCAATAGCCCCCATAGAACACGGTGTAGCTGGTGCTGCCACCCGACGATGTCCCGGTGAAGCTCCAGCTTATCAGGCCGGTCGAGCTGTTCAGCGTCACGACCGGCCCGCCATTCCCTTGACCTTGCAGGTTCGACTGGGGGCAGAACGCGAGCAGCCGCTTGCCCACCAGCGCCGGGACCGAGAGGCTTCCGCTGCTCGCTCCGCCTGTCGAGAACGATCCGTAGAACGCGCCGCAGTATGTCGTCAGGTCCATGTAGACGGACCCGTCGTCATTGTAGAACCGGAGCCCCTCAGCCATCAGATGTTGACGCCCAGCTGCACCTTTAGGACCCCGGCGGCATTGTACACCCGCCAGTTGCCGTTGCTGTACTCGGTGCGGGCGCCGCCGCCCGGCGAGACGATGGCGAACTTGTCGGCCCGGATGGTGAAGTCCGCGCGAGTGCCGTTGTTGTTGGTCGTGACGCCGCTGACGTACCCGTTGACGTCGATCTCCACGCCCCACCGGCCCATCAGCGAGGAGACGTTGCTGTTGAGCGTGGTGATCGCGGTCGAGTTCTGGGAGACCGTCACGCCCTGGGTGCTGACGGTGGACGAAAGCGAGGCGTATTGGGTGTTCAGGGTCGAGAGAGCAGAGAACGCCTGCGCAACGCTTGCTTCCGTCGAATATGCCGATGCGACGGCACCGCGCTCCAGCTTGACCTGACGCACACCGAACCCCTGTGACACGCCGTTCTGTTTGAAGAATGTGGCGCGGACGTTGGCGAAAGCGGCATTCCCAGGAGCCTGTGCGGTGACCTTCAGCGTCTGGCGCGATGCGCCGCTGGCGTCGAAGTCATAACCCGCAACTCGCGTCGGACCGTAGGCTGTGGAGAGGTAGCTCCCGTCTCCGGCGTACCAGAGCAGCTCGACATACTGATACCCGGTGCCGCCGCTGATGAACTGCACGAGGTCGGCGGATGCCGTGTAGGTGCTGTTCGGGTAGATCGGGGCGCGCGACGAAGTGATGTAGGTGTACGATCCGTCAGCGACATTCGCGCCGGTGACGGCGTGGTATCCCCACCCATTGGCATTTGCGGCACCCCAGCCAGAGGTGTCAGTCCATCCCGCAAGGCCGTTTTCAAAGGAGCCGTTGCTGATCAGGTTCGGGCTTGTCCCCGCCGACACTCGCGTCTCAAGCGTGGAAGCGCGCCCCTGAAGGCTGCTGATCGCCGTGGCCTGACTGCTTATCGTGGCCCCTTGCGCCGTCACGGTGGACGACAGGGAGCTGTAATTGCCCTGCAACGTGGAGATCGCGCTGCCCTGCTGGGTGATCGTCGAACCCTGGGTGCCGATCGTTGTCTGCATCGACGCGATTTGTCCGGCTTGCGTCGAACTGGCGCTTTGCAGGGACGAGATCGAGGCACCTTGCGTAGAAACGGTGCTCGACAGCGTCGCGACCGAGCCATTCAGCGTAGATACCGCTGATGCCGTTTGGACGATCTGCGCCTCCGACGAGTACGGCGTTGCCATCGTGCTCGCTTCCAGCTTGATCTGGCGCCAATCGAGCGAAGTCAGGGTTCCGCTGTCCTTCCGGGCGGTCAACACCACGCGGGCCAAAGCCGCGCCTGCCGGCGGGAAGATCGACCAGGTCAGGAGGCGACGCCCTTCGCCGTTCAGCGTGAAATCGTAAGTGGCGGTGAGCTGCGGGCCGAAGTCGTGCCGAAGCTCGGTCGTGCCGTTTGACGCGTACCATATGATCTCGGTGTACCCGACGCCGGTGCCGCCGTTGATGTAGAAGGCGCTCTCGGCCGAGAGAGTGTGGGTGACCTGATAGACGCTTACCAGATCGGAGACGATCACGATGTAGGCCCCGTTCGCCACGTTCGACGTGGTGCGCGCAACCGTTCCCCAGCTCCCACTGAGCTGGCTAGCGAATGGACCTCCATTGGTGACGGACCAGTTAGCCATGCCGTTCTCGAAGCCGCCGTTCTTCAGGAGGTTCGGGTTGGCCGCGTTGATGCGCGTTGTGAGCGTGGCGACCGATCCTTGGAGGCTCGTGATCGCGCTCGACTGCGAACTGATCGACGATTCCGCCGAACTGACACGCGTGGTCAGGCTGGCGATGCTCTGGTTCGCCGTCGTGATGGCCTGGGCGTTTTGGTTGATCGAGGCGCCCTGCGTAGACACCGTGCTCGACAGCGAGGCCAGATCGCCCTGCACGGCGCTGATGGCCTGTGCGTTCTGGTTGATCGAGGCACCATTCGCCGAGAGCGTGGTATCGATCGATGCAAGCCGCCCCGTGTGATTGCTGACCGTCTGCGAAAGGCTGGTGATCGAGGCGCCCTGATCGCCCAGCGTGCTCTCGATGGTGTCGATCCGGCCGCCCGCCGCGAGGATCTCGGCCTGCGCGGCTGCCAGGCTCGCGCGCGTAGCCGCGGCGTCAGTCTGGATCTGGTCTGCCGTGGCATTGAGCGAGGCGATGTCCGCTTCCAGCTCAGCCTTCGTCGCGACCGCGTCGGTCTGCATCTGCGCGATCGTTGCCTGAGCAGCCGCGATGCTGATCGAGGCCTGAGCAACATCGAGGTCGAGCTGATCGAGCGCAGCCTCCTGCTCTTCGAGCTGGCCCACCACTTCCTCGGCAGGCTTGCCAGCCACTTCCGTCCCGGCCGGGGCGCCTACAGTAGCGTTATCCTCTGGCTTCGTGCCCGCCGGATCGCCAACGTCTGACCAGTCCACGCTCGCGGCGATCGGCTCGACCTTGCCCGCCGTGCTCAGCCCCTCGATCGATAGAGACAGCGTGCAGATCGTGGTGTCGACGGCAATCGAGAAGTCCTTGAAGAACCCATAGACGGTAAGGGTCTCAATCCCTTCCTTGCCGATCCACAGCGACGGCTTCGCACGCACGGCGGCGATGCGCCCGGCGACGAGATCGATGGCATCGCGGCGGATCTTGGCCGGGATCGTCGCGCGCTTCGCCCAGGCGCGCTCTACCACCTGGATATCGCCGAACTCGTCCGCTTCCTTGCGGCTGAAGTCCGTGATTCCGGCCTTGGCGTCTTCGGTGGTCGAGCCGAGGCCGACCAGCTTGCCGAGCATCAACGTCCCGACTTCGACGGTGCCCGGCCCGGTGATCGTCACCGTCACTTGCCCGGCCGTCTCCGGCAGGTCGAGGAAGGTCACCGTGCCGCTGGCATTGGGCACGAGGGTGCGGTCATAGCCGGCGGTCACCACGCGCACCGCCGCCGCCTTTACGTCGAGCAGCGCCACCGCATTGACCGTGCCCGGCGAGAGCGACACCGTGATCTGCCCGGCCGCCGTGGTGGTCGAGCCAAGCGCCTGGTCGAACATCGCCCATCGGTTCGTTGGGCCGACATCGGTCCACTTCCCCGAGATGCCCGCCGGGTCGTTCCCGACGTTGCCGATCGAGCCGCTCTCGTAAATCCGGTGCGTCGCCGCCTTGATGACGCGGGCGCCAAGCGGATACGTGGTCGCGGCCGACCACTCCGGATAGTCGTTCTCCGGCACCGAGCTGGCGACCAGCGCCGCGCTGCCGATGGCGGCAGGCTGGAGCACCTGCAACGTGGAGGCCTGCCCGAGTGGCGCAGGGTCGCCGCCCGGATCGGCGAATGCCTCGGTCGCCGTCAGTGCCTCCACCGTCAGGGTGCAGTAGGCCTTCGGCGGCACCGGCAGGTCGATCTCGAAATCCTTGAAGAACCCCCGGAAGTCGAGCCAGTTCACGCCCTCGTCGGCGATCCACCGGGCGGGCTTCGCGCGGATGGCGGCAAGGTCGCGCTGGAGCGCGTCGGTCTGATCGAACGGCACGACCAGGCGCACCGACATGCGCCGGGCGAAACCGCGCTCGACCACGGTCGTCACGCCATAGTCGTCGGTCACCCGGCGGCTATAGTCGACGATGCCGATCGTCGGCGTGGCCTCGGTCTCGCCGAGGTCCAGCGTTTCGCCGCTGTCGAGAATTACCCTCACTTCGAAACTCCCGAAACAGCGAAGGCCACGCCGCCCGAATCCGCGCTCGTATTTTCCAGCACCCGCGCGGACCGGTTCACACCGCTGGCCGTCTGGGCATGCCCGGCGTTGTTGTCGCTACGCAGGCCCGCCACCTCAGCGCGCAGGCTGCGCACCTCGGCCGCGAGGTCGGAGCTGGTGCTCGACGTGGACGTGCCCGCAGTGGCGGTGCTGGCCGCGTCGATCGCCGACGATGTCGAGGCGGAGGCGGACGTGGAGGACGTGCTGCCCGCGTAACCCTTGGCGGCATCGATGACGCCTTCGAGCTGCGCCGCCGTCTCCGCCTTGATCCGCTCCAGCTCCTGCCGGCTCGTGGCGACGTTGCCTGCGACATCGAGCAGCGACTGGCTGAGGTCTGCCAGCTTGGCCGCCGCCTCCTGATCGCCGCCCCGCGCCGCGAGCACCGCGGCGTTGAACTGGCCCTGGAGCGTGGCAAAGCTGGCAGCATCGTCGCCGCCGGTCAGGCCACGGATGCGGTTCACCTCGTCCAGCAGGCTATCGCCGACCGATTCCCATGCCTGGCGCAGCGTCTCGGCCGCCGTGGCCGCAGCTTCCTGCGCCTCGGTGAGCTTGTCCTGCGCGGCGGTGGCGTCCTCGATCGCGTAGAGCTGCTGGAGCAAGGCCCGCTGGGCGTCGCTGGTGGCGTCCCGCAGTTCCTTGGCGCGGGCGATGGCCGTAACGGTGCCCTCGTCGCCCTGAGCCTCGGCGATACGCGCGCGGATATCGTTCAGCGCATCGGCTTCCTTGTTCATCGCCTCCTGGCGCTTGATCGAAAGGAGCTGCTCCAGCTGGGCGTATTCCGCCGCCGTCGCGCCCGCCTCGGCGAAGATCGATCGCAGGTTCGCGAATTCCTTGTCGATCGTGTCCAGCTCGGCGCCAACCGGATCCAGATACGTCTTCAGCTCGGTGAACACGTTCTCGAAGCTCAGGGCCTTGTTGATCTGGGTCGACAGGTCGTCCCCGGCCTTCAGCAGGTTGTTCGTGGAGGCGCGGATGCCGTTGATCGCACCGCGCTCGATCGCCAGCTTCATGGCGTAGGCAACGGCAGCCTCGGCATCGTCGTTGAAGTCGACCGCGCCCTTCTTGACCTTGAGCGAGGTGCCCCCGGCATTGACGCGGTAGTCACCGTGGCGGACGCCGACGCTGATGTTGCCGAAGTTGCCGATCGAGCCGCCGAACTGCGCGGCCAGGTCAGCAAGGCCGCCATAGATGCTGTTGCCAGCCGCGAGCGCCGCCTTTTGCGACGAACTGCTGTTGCCCGACGTGCCGGACACGCCCGCCGACGACAGATCGACCCGGCCCCACTTTACCTTCGTGAATGCACCGCCGAGGACGCTGCCCAGCACGCCGCCAAGCATCGAGCCGAGCGGGCCTGCGAACTGACCGAGGCCTGCCGAGAGCTTCTCCAGCCCCTTCGACAAAGCGCCCTCGACCAACTTGCTGCCGCCCAGCGCGCCGCCGATGGCGGACCCGGCCTGCTCGGACGCCGACTGCTTGCCGAAAAGGGCCGAGCTGGCGGCCATTCCCGTCGCGGCGCTTTGCAGCGCGGGAACGACGGCCTTCACGAACGCGCCGTCCTTCTTGAAGATCTTCGACATTTCCTCGCCGATGGACGAGGCGATGTCTTCGCCCTTGTCGTTCTTTCCGGTCATGCCGGTGTTGAGCAGGTCTCCCAGCGGGCCGCGAATGCCGGTCGTGTTGCCGGTGAAGATGCCGAGCAGTGCGCCAAGGCCCTGGCCTACCTTGCCAAGGTCGCCCAGCAGGTCGATCGTGTCGCGCAGGCGGTCGTTGTACCGCTCGACGGCAACGGTCTGCTTTTCGATCTCATAGCGGGCATCGGCCTGCTGCTTCAGCGCCTCGGCCTCCGCCAGCTTCAGGTCTGCCGACTTCGTCAGACCAGCATCGCGCAGGCGGCGTGCTTCCGTTTCGGCACGCACCTGGATCGCGATCTTCTCCTGCTCCAGCGCGATCCGCGCCAGCTCGTCTTCCAGCGCATCGCCCGACAGCCCGCGCAGGGCCTGGAGCCGCGCGGCGCCGAGGCCCGCTGTCAGCTTGGTTTCGGTGCGGATATCCTCGATCGCGCGGCTGAGCTGCTGCGACTGCACGAGGTCCTCGGTTTCCTTGCGGGCCTTCTTGTTAGCGAGCTGGGCTTCCGTCAGCCGGGCCAGCGCCGCCTTCGCCTTGTCATAGCCGAGCGCGTCATTGTTCATCGACGCGATCGACATGGCGGTCATCAGCTTCTGCTGTTCCGCCATGTCGGCCAGGGCCTCGGCGGCCTTGCTGGCATCGAGCGCGCCGCTGCGGATCGCCTGGTTGACGAACTCCTGCGCGCGGGTCTGGTCGTTCATCGCCGCGACCGCCTCGGCCGACCCGTTGAGCTGATCGGCCACATAGTTGCGCAGCTCGGCGGCGGCATAGGACTGCACGTCGGCCTGCTTCTGGATGCCCTTTGCGGTCGCCTCGGCTTCCACGCGCGCACGGATGCCCGCAGCGGTGCTGACGGCGTAGGCATCGGCGGACTTGTAGAGGCCGGCGATCAGCACCTGGGTCGCATCAGCTTCGCGGCCCAGCCGCTCGGCGCGGCGCTCGTCGGAGGTGGGTCTGTGCGTTTTCTTCGCGTCCTCGGCAGCTTTGATCGCCTTATCGCGCGTAACCTGAGCAGCGGTTTCGAGCGCGATGTACTGTTTCTGGCTGATCGTACCGTTAGCACGCTGATCGTTCAGCTTTTGAAGGTTGCGCTCGTACCGGCCGGTTGCGGCGGCGGCGGCATCCATCGATTCTGCCACTGCCCGCTGATTGCGCGGGATTTCCGCAAGCCGCACACCTCTTTCGGCCTTCGACACGGCAGCGTTCGCGATATCGAGCTGCTTCTGGACGCGTTCGACTTCTGCGGCGTACTGGTTGGCGACGATGGACTGCGCGCCGCCCGGACCGCCTGCGAAGATGTTCTGGCCCTTCGCGTTTTCTGCCAAGACCTTCTGCTGTTCGAGAAGAGCAACTGTCTGCTCTCGTATTTTCAGCGTGTTGTTGCGCCTTTGCACGGCCTCATTGTAAGTTTGGATTTCCGCCTGCTGGGATGTTGTGATCGACTTCTCAAGCGCCTCATTCTGTTCGCGAATTGCGGCTATGACGCCGTCCAGCGTCTTCTCGAACTCAGCCTTCGCGGTCGCAGTAGCTGCTGTTTGTGCGGCATCCTTGCGCAACTTCTCCACATTGGCATCCAGAGACTCGCCTTCGTCGAGCAACGTCATTGCAAACGTCGCCGCGAGACCGATGGCGGTGGTCAGCGCGATGCCCCAAGGGCCACCCATGAATGCGGCGAAGCGGCTAGCGCCCTCTTGTCCTGCATGCATGCCAGCGGTCATGTCGGGGAGCTGGATAGCCAGCGCCTGGATCACGCCGGTGCCTGCCATGACCTGCTGCCCCACCTGGCTCATCTGAAGCGAGAAGTTACGGGCGTTGCCGGAAGACTTCTTGAAGCCGTCGCCCACGTCTTCGAGCACCGCCTCGTTGCGCATGACGGCCTGAGCGTGCTCCTGAAGCGCGGCGCGCGCCTGGGCCGTTGCGGCCGCGTATTCATGCTGCCGGAGCGCCCCTTCCCGAAGCAGCGTGTCCAGCAGGTCCATCTGCTGGTTGAAGCGCTGCTGTGCCGCGAACATCGGATCAAGTTGCGCGCGGACATTGGCAGCCTGCGCCGCATAGGCCGCCTGCTGCTGCGCTGCTTCCTTTGCGGCCTGCGCCGCAGCTTGGGAGGCTTGCGCCGCTTCGCGCTGGGCCTGGGCGTCCTGTTGCGCAGCGGACGCGCGCCCCTTGATGGCCGCGATTGATTCAAGCGACGCCTGCCGCTCGCGGCTGATAGCCTGGGTCATCTCATCGGTGCTGATGGCGCCGACCGAATGCGCGCTGCGGATCTCGTCCACCGACGTGCGGTACTTCTGGATCACGGCGAACAAGGGATTGTATTGGCCGCGCAACCGATCAAGCTCTTTGCCATAGGCGGCAATGTCATCGGCGGATCGTCGCATGCCCCCAGTCACGCTGGTCACAGCGTTCACTCTGGTGGCGACATCGGCGGATGTCTGAGCAATTTTGCGGAGGTAATCGTTCGCCCGCGCAGCATCTTGCGCATATTGCTTTAGGCCAGCGCCCGCACCACGACCGACACTGGCAAGATTGTCGTTCGCCGCCTTCGCGTTCCGAGCGATATCACCGCTGGCATCGCGCACTAGGCGCTTCACTTTGTCCATGTCCGCCTGGAGCCGGGCGACTTCGGCAACGATCTCGATCGAGAGACGCCCTGCTGGAATGCCGCCTGCCATGCATGCACCTCATAGAAAAGGGCGGCTCAATGGCCGCCCGTCGTTTCGATGTAATGTGGAGGAGTGAGTGGAGAGCCGCTAACTTGCCGTCTCGCCAGCGGGTAATCCGCAATTCAGGCCAGCTTGCAGCTTCCACCAGTCGTACTTTTCCTGATCTTGTTCCGTCAGGTAGGCGTCCGCGACCTTCCGGGCCGCTCGGCACAAATCGCCGTTGGTCGAGGCAGAGTTTTTCTCCACTACCTCGAACTCTTTCTCCGCAGCCTCACCGGGGCTTTGCCCGCACGCAGACAGCGAAAACAGAAGCGGGCTTGCAACGATCGTCCATTTCATCGGCGCATACTACAGAGACGAAAGCGAAAAATCACACCTTCTTCTTGAACGCCGCCACCATGGCAGCGAACTGAGCGTCGACGCGGCTGCGAGCGAGATCCTGATTCACTTGCACCATGGGTTCGATGCATGCCGAGTTGCGGGCGTCGTCCTGCTGATTGACGAACGCGCGGGAAAGCCTGCGGATGGTCCTTGCTTCCCATGGCGACAGATCAAGACCCATGAGGCGCGACCAATCTGCCATCTCGGAGAAACCGATCGGCGCCGCACCCCCGCCGGTGGGGGCGCTGGGCCCGATTTCCAATAGCCAGTCGGTAAGATAGGGGGCGGGATTGTGGGGCAGGACCGGATCGCGGCCCTGCTCCTTCAGCTTCGCCGCGCGAGTTACCGGCTCGGGCGGTTTGCCTTTGCCGGTATGCTCGACGCGCGGCGCGGTGTTCAGCCAGGCAAGCTGACGGACCCAGAGTTCGAGAGCGACTGCGACGCCTTCGTAAAATTTTCCCAGTTGCTGGCGTCCGTCTCCATGTGGTCACGGATGTAGCCAAGCAGGGGGTCGCTGTAGACGGCGCGCACCGTTTCCTGGTCCGAATGGGCGCCTTCGATCACAAGGCCGTTGAATCGCTTGGTGATCGCGCACAGGAATTCGAGGGTGTCCTCTTCCTTGAAGTCCAGAGTGGCCTCGAACTTTCCGTTCGCCTCGCGCGAGCGCTTGATCGCCTTGCGCTGCTTCAGGGAGTTGGCGGTCTGCCAGATCTTGGTGCCGGGACCGAAGACGGTCGCGGTGATCTGGTTGCCGGTGTCCGGATCGATCATGGGCGAGCCATCGGCATTCTTGATGGGCAGGTCGCTGACGTCGGCGACGCGCTTGGTAGCGATATTGAGGGGCATTCTTTCACCTTTCAGGGAAGGGTGCCGGTCGGCCACCCTGATGACCGACCGGCGCAGGCCCGCCGAGGCGGAACGAAAGCTCAGGGGCGAGGGGGCAGATCAGGCCGGCGGGATGATGACCAGGCCGTCTTCGTCCTGCGACACGATGGAGTATTCCAGGGTGATCTGGCGGGTGACGATGGTGTTCGCATCGCCGCCGGCACGGGGGCCGCCCATGACCAGCGCGCGGGCGCAGACATCGCCGAGGCGAGGGTGCGCGATGATGACGGAATACATGTCGTCTTCGTCGGTAGCGACGTCGACCAATTCCTGGCCCGCGTCTTCGGGGTCGACGCCCACCGTGATCGTCTGGGTTCCGAGCGTGTATCCGCCCTTGGCCTTGCTGTCGCCGCGATTGCCGACAGCGCGCCAAGTCACGATTTCGTAAACCTTCGCGGGAAGGTCACCGAGATCGCTGCATTCCCCGATCTCGGTCGCGGTTGCCTTGAGGGCCGTGTAACCCGCTGCGTCATAGGTCGCCGGGGCCGCTTTTGCGATAAGCAGCTTCGTCCCGGCCGAGGTAAAGACCGTCATGTGGTTTCTCCATGTGGGATGCCCCGGAAGTGGGGCGGACTATCGCCGGGAACGGCAATCTTGGGGTCAGTCGGCGGTGTCGCTCGACCTGGTCGGTTCGGTCTTGGCGGGGGAGGCGGCCTTCTTCGCCCCGGTCGCGCGAACGAAGCGCTTGAGGGGCTTCAGCTCTTCGAACTGCTGCGGAGACAGGGCGACCTTGTCGCCCTTCTCGTAAGTCTTGCCGTTCAGCGTGGTCCGGCGGGTGGCGATGGCGTCGATCATCAGCGTGGCTCCGAATAGGTGACGATGAAGTCCTGAGTTCCGCACCAGATCGAGGCGACCTCGATCACGAAGTCCGGCCCGGCCGGTTCGGTGTGAATGGTGACGTCGCGGATGCCGGTCACTTCGAGATAGAGCTGGTCGGCAGCGGCTTTGCGTACGGCGCGCAAGATCGCCTTCTGCTCGGGATAGTTGCGCGCCTGAATGGTTGCTTGCACCCGCTCGCGGACGTGCCGCCATTCGCCCGGCGCCGGAATGTTACGATCCACCTTCGAGACGCTGGCGAGGGAAACCGAAGGCAGGTTGGCGCCGAAAGGGCGCGGCCCAGCCGCGATATCATCTACCGGGACGAGCAATGCGACTGGATCATCGACGATCAGCACCGATCGCACCGCGACGACGCCGTCCATCAGGCGGCCTCATCCACGCCCGCCAGGGCGTTGAAGCCGGTCTTGTTTTCGATGACCGACACAACCTTGGCCCGGAAGGCCGCGATGGAGGCGTCCACCGTCGTGTCGAGCGCGACGCGCATGAACGGATGCGCGGCGTGGCCGGGATGGTGGATGATGCCGGACACGAAGCGGTCACCGATCTTCATCGGTCGCAACGTGACGCTGCCGGAGCCTTCAGCGGCCTTGCGGACCGCGACGCGGCCCTGCTTCGCGCCGGTGCGGGCGATGAGGTGCGGCGCGACGCCGTACTCGCCGAAAAAGCCGAGATAGCCATCGGGCTTGCGCTCATCGACGTAGATCCGGATCGAGAAGGTTCCGTCCTGGTTCTTCCGCGACGAACCCTTGGTGATCGCGGCGGCAACCTTGGGCGACCAGCCGCTGGCGCGCAGCTTCGCCTCAGCCATGACCGGGTTTGCCGCTGCGGTGAGACCCGATCGGATGGCCTGCGTGGCGATGCGCTTGCCAACGGCGTCAAGCGCCGCTTCGATTGCCCTACCGCCAGAAACAGGTGAGTTGCGGCTCATGGCTCGTGGCCCTCCGTGCTCAGTTCCTCGGCCATCATTTCCCATTCCTTCCGGCGGCCCTTCTCGGCAGGTCCGGAAACGATGCGGAGCTTGCGTCCATCGATGTCGATCCGCATGTCAGCGGTGACGTCGATGCCGTCGAAGTAGTCGACGCGGATGCGCGCCGGGCGGCGCTGGATCGTCAGGCTTTCGTCGATGCTCTCGGCGCGGGAGGGGAGTACGTCGTGGACCTCTGCCCAGGCGTCCGAGGCCTTTACCCAGCGCTCCTCGACGGTGGTCCCGTAGTCCGGATCCTTCGTGGTCTGACGCACCTCGAAAATCACGAAGGTGTCGCGCTTGCCGCCGGACATGGTCAGGCGAAAACCTGGAAGGGCGAAAGCAGGTTCTCGACCGTGGTCGACATCGGGATCTTCGCCGCGCCGGTGCCGGTCCCCGCCGTCACGGTCTCACGGTTCGCGTACATGTCGCCTACCATGAGCAGAATCGCCGCGCGGATCGCTGCGGGCAGCGCGGCGTATCCGGCGCGATACTGGATCCGGACCGCCTCGAGATGGGAGAGAACGGACGGCCAGCGCTTCCCGAAGGAAGAGCCCAACAGCCATCCGCGAAGCTCATACTCCGTGGGAAGAACCGTGACCTCATCACCAGTTCCGGCGAGGTACTTCACGCTGACGATCTCGATCACCGGGCCGATCGGCAATCGCATGCAGTCGCGGAAGACGTCGGCGTAGGCCTCCAGGACCTGATCGCCGATCGCCCGGCCAAGCCAGCCGTCCGGCCCGTCAATATGGCCGGTGGCTGCTGCGACATAAGACTCGATCAAGGCGTCCTCGACGCTATGCCGCACGCGCAGGTGCGCCTTTGCTTCGGTGAGGCTTACCACCGGCTCCGGCGGCGTAACGACGACAACGCGCATAATCAGGCGGCTTCGCGCTTCGCCTTGATGGCAGCGATGATGTCTGCCTTCTTGCTGATTCCGTCGAGGGGCACACCTTCCTCGGCCGCAACATCGCGCAACTGGTCAGCCGTCAGCTTTTCCAGCGCAGTGTCGTCTTTCTCGATCAGGTGGCCGCGATAGGCAGCAATGCTATCGCGCAGCTGGTCGTCCGTTGCCTTGGCGATGGAGGCCTTTGCGGCCTCAAGCGACAGCACTTCCATCTCCGAGCGCGACAGGTCTCCCACCTCCTTATCGAACAAGCTAAGTGCAACCGGTTCCTCGCTGATGCAGCGGGAGGCGGTCAACGCCTGGCGCTGCTCGTCGTCGTGCGGCTCGAAGATGGTGGGCTCTTCACCGCGCGCGGCGGGAAAGTGGCGAGTGCCGGTGTGCCGATCAACGAACTCGGCTTTGACGATGTACTTCATGTGCCTCTCCTGAATCGGGAACCGAAAGGAGGGAGGCGGCTATACGGCGCCGCCGCCCACCGTTCGGGCGGGACTGATCCCGCCCTCCCAGGTCAAGGCGACTGCGTTTCGCCCGGCAGGTAGCGACTGCCGGACAGGATCGCGACGGCGGCGATGGGAGCGGCCCCGGTGTTGTTCGCCGGAGTTACGGTCAGGCGCACATAGCGCTTGGAGCCGACGTACCCGATCTTGCGCACCTTGTTGTCGTCGCCGAAATTGAACCCAGCCGACGCTTCGCTGCCGGTCAGGGAGACATCGGGTGCGGGCTGAGCGTCGCTGAGGTTTTCGGCATCGCCGTGCTCGATCAGGACGGCGAAGGTGGCATCTGCATCGGCGAGGGCGCCGAGCAGGATCGCGAACACGAGATGATTGAAGCCGGCGACGTCAATGATCGCGGACACGAGCGGGGTGTTGTCGGTGATCGGTGCTGCCGGAGCGATCGCGCGGCGCACCTCGATGTGATTGGCCATGTCACGCATGGGGGTAACTCCTGTTGCGGGGTAGAGGTGGTGGAGCCGGGGCTACCCGGCTCCGGGCGATCAGGCCGGAACGTCCAGGGCGACGAACGGCGAAACTTCCCAGCCGTTCTCCTCGGTGATGGGCGCATTGAGCCAGGGCGCGCCATCGACGTTCCAGAAGAACTTGATGACGGTCTGGTTCGACGTGAACTTCACGTGTTCGGAGGTGGCGACGAAGGGGCCGGAGCCATCCTTGATCAGGTAGTGCGACCAGTCGGCGAGCAGGAGGTCGCCGCGCTGACCGAGATTGGGCGCTCGGTTGTTCCAGCGCACCGGATAACCCATCAGGGTGCCAGCGATGCCGGTGACGGCAGCGTCAGCAGCGCTGTTGGCCTTCCAAATGTAATGACCTTCAGGGTCGGTCATGGTCAGGAGCTGGACCAGTGCAGACTGCGGGATCGACCAGACCGGCGTGCCGCCGCGCATCAGGATACGCGAGACCATCGCGGCCAGATCCTCATACTTGATCTGGTTGGCGACGAGGCGGTGGACGAACTTGGTCGCGGGCGAGTTCAGCGCGCCAAGCGGCTGATGCGCGCCGGTACCGCGCTGGAACGCAAAGTCCTCGGCAGAGGCGGCGGCGCCGCGGAACAGGCCTTCGATGAAGGCGCCCGAGGCCTGCCAGTTGCGCAGGAGCTTGTCGGTGATGGTGACGATGCCTGCAATTTCGTGCGGGGTCAGCGTGACCGACTTCAGCTTCGCGTCGGTTTCCGGCTTTTCTTCGCCTTCACCGATCCACTTGAACTCGACGCCGCCGAACATGTTGCTCGGGTTGGCGCCGCTCTGGTCGAGCGCGGGCACCGTGATGCCTGCATCCGGCGGAGAGCCAGCGGGGATGACGGTGGCGCGGGGGCGAACCAGCGCAGCCTGCGGATCGACGCGCATGATCTCGCTGCGCAGCTGGGGCGGGACCATGAAGCCGCCCTGGGTGTCATTGTCCATCCGCATCGATGCGTCGAACTGACCGCCCTCGGCGTTGGCGCCGGCGTTCTCGACGTAGTTGAGGCGCTGGTCGTTCTGGTTGAAGCGGACGGCGTGCATGAACTCGCCGAGGCTCTCGAACTCGCGGCGAGCTTCCGGACCCGGAGGCGCGCCCGGGCCGTTGCCGCGCGCCGCCGCCGGAATGATTGCGGTGCCAGCCGCTTCTGCGCTCTGCACCCCGGTGAATCGCAAGATGCGGGCGTCGAGCGCGGTCAGGTCGGCCTGCTTCGCGTCGAACGCCGTCTGCTCTTCGGCGGTCAGATCGCGATCTTCAGCCTCGGCAGCGTCGATGATGCCGCGAAGTTCGGCGACAAGGGCGCTTCGGCGGGTCTGAAGCGCCTGGAGCGTTGCGGGGGGCGGGGTCGGGTGACTGTTGGGATCGCGCAGGTAGCGGCCACGGCTCGCTTCAAGGGCAGTCATCGGGCCGATCGCCATTGCAGCAAGGCCCGACAGAAGAATGATCTTCCTCATATATTCTCTCCTGGCCGTCGTGGCCTCAGGTGGTGGATGCCGGATGCGTTCGTGCACGGCCGCGCCCCGGCGCGCGGTCGTGTTCACTCCCCCAAAGGAAGGGTGGGCTAGCGGAGGGCGAGAGCGCGCCGTTCGCGCGCCGGAGCAAATTTGCGCGGCGCCGGGGTTGCGACACCGAAGCGGTTGAGCGTTTCGCTCATGGTGGCGATGCGATCGGCCATGCCGGCTCGGACCGCCGCAGCGGCGCCCAACATGCGGCCCTCGCCGAAGCCTTCGCGAACAGCAGCTGAGGTCACGCCGCGACCGGATGCGACGCGGTCGATGAACATGCCGTAGTAGTCGTCTACGCGGGACTGCATGTGCGCGCGGGTGTCGTCCGAGAGCGGGCCGAGCAGGCCTTCGCCCTTGTATCGCCCGGCACTGATGATTTCGCGAGCAACGCCCTGCTTTTCCATGGCGGCGGTGACGTCGTCATAAGCCATGCGGACGCCGATCGCGCCCGCCTGCGAGCTGGGCGACATGATGATCTCGTCGGCCGCAGAGCCAGTCCAATAGCCTGCGGATGCGAGGCTACCCGACACCTGCACGACGATGGGCTTGACGCCGCGCACGGCGGCAATTGCCGCGGCGGCCTCGTCGACCATGAGGACGTTGCCGCCTGGCGTATCTGCATCGATGACGATGGCCTTGATGCTGTCATTGGCCGCAGCGGCAGTCACCGCTTGCGCAAACCCCTCTGCGGTCGTGCCTCCACCGGATGAACTGTTGGTGACCATCGGCGCGCGCGGCGAGATGATGCCGCGCAGAGGGATGATCGCAACGCCGCCATCCTGCCGGGCTACTGCGCTGGCGGTCTGGGGCGCGATGCGCGCCTCGATCTCCTCTGCGTCGAACTTCACGCCATCCGCCTGCATCGCAAGAAAATCCGCGATGGCGAGGAGCTTTTCGGGCTGCATAGCCCAGATTTCCGAGGCGAAGGCGAGGAGGAGATGGGCGTACTTCATTCCGGTTCTTCCTCTTCTGCGGCCGCTGGAGTTGGGGCTGGGGCTGGTGCTGGCGATGACGGCGCAGGATCACCGGCAATGGCGCGTTCGAGCGTCTGGACGTTGTTCGAGACGAAGTTGATGTCGCCCTCGGCGCCGATGCCGGGCTGATCCTCCAGGGCGAGGATCTGGTTCATCGTCATGCCCAGCTCGAACATGGTCTTGTAGAAGGCGGAGCGCGCAGCCATGTCGCCGCGCAAGATGGCGTTCATGTTCATCTTGACCCGCAGGCCGCGCTCGCGCTCGGCCTCGGTGAACAGCTTCCAGTTGTACTCTTGCTCGGTTGCCTGAACCCATGGGGATACTGTGTTCAGGATGAAGCCGAGCATGAGCTGCTCGATGCCACTCCCCCAGCTGGTGGACTTCTCGTGGCTCTGGATCATGACGAGCGGCACGTCGTACATGCGGGCAATCTCGGCGATCTGGAATTCGCGGGTGCCCAGAAACTGCGCGTCATCCGGCGGGATCGTCGTCTGGATGAACTTCATGCCCTCTTCGAGGACCTTGATGCGGTGGGCGTTTTCCAGGCCGCCCTGCTTTTCAATGCTCGCCTCGGGCCGCTCGGGATTGGCCTTGCCGTCTGCGCCACGGATGTTGGAGCGGGCATTCCCACTGAGCTTGCCGGGATGCATGAGGAAGCCGCCGCTCTTCATGTCGTTGGCGAAGAACTTGCCGCCGAACTCTTCCAGAGCCTTGGCCATCCCCATGGCCTCACGAGCGATGGCGACCTGGGAGTATCCGATGTAGCCGTCGTGGCTCAGGTCCATTACCTGCGCGACGTTGCGGTGGTCGAGGCGGAAAGTCGTACCGTCGATATTGGTGCGAAATTCCAGTTCGCCATCCACGCGGTGCGGGCGGGTGCGATCCGGAAGCAGAGGCCACAGGCCAACCGCCTCACCCTTCACGTTCCGCTCGATCTCCTGATAGCCGTTCCCCCAGAGAAGGGCGTGGCCCTGGGTGGTTTTCCGCAGGGTGCGCGACGACATGTAGTCGTTCGGCCGGATGCCGATGCGCTGCGACATCGGGTGCTGCTCGACGCTGGTCCACCCACCCTTGCCGTCCGGTTGCACGATCTGGACCGGAAAGTTGGCAATCGGGTTCGCAATGCGGTTCACGCATGCATAGACTACGGGTAGGTAGAGGGCTGAAGCCTCCGATATGGAGGTCCCGGCATTGGTCTTCCCGCCGCCCAGCATCCGCACGAACCATCCGTCGCCAGATCCGACGCTGTCGCTCGGTCCGTAACGCGCTTCCGCGCCCCCGGCGCGCTGGCCAAATAGCTTGTCGAGAATACCCATTACAGCTCCTCGATCGAGATTTCGAAGAGACCGCGCGTCTCATAGACGCTGGTGGTATCCTCCTGTGGTGTCACCATGGGCTCGACGGCGTTTATCAAGGCGTCCACTCCGTCGATCTTGTTCGGGCTGTTGGCTGCTTCCTTCTTGGGAAGGATGGAGCCATTCACGCCGCGACTGATGACGGCATTGCCGATCATCCACGTCATCACCGGGTTGCCGTCGTGCATGAGCTGGCTGGCGCCGGCTTTCACGCGAGCTTCGATTTCCTTGGCCGGGTCGGTGTAGTTGTTCGCATTCTTCGAGAGCTGGACGGCGAAGGGGTCGCCGCCGTCGTCGAAGTCCTCATTGAGGCGGGAGGCCATCGCGAGCCCGCTGTTCCATTGGTCGAAGGTCACCCGGCGGACAGCCAGCGTTGCTTCCAGCTCCCGGATCTTCGCTTCGATCGCGCGGTGGTCGATGAAGTTACCCTCGGTGGCGATCAGGTCGCCGGATGCGACCCATTCTTTATAAAGATCGGTGATCTGCTTCAGCGAGTTGTCCTGGCTCTCCAGCCGGGCCTCGGGGCAGAAGAACCACGGTTTGACCAGAAGGCGGCCATCTTCGGTCTTCGCTGCCAACACCAATGCCGAAAGGTCATCGACGTTGGAAAGGTCGCCGCCGAGGTAGCAGTCCAGCCCGATGAAATCGTCTAGGGTCAGGCTTTCGTCGGCGCACGCGATCCACTGCGAGACATTGAGCCAGGCCGAGGCGGCGCCAAGCCACTGATTCAGGTTCTTGGTTCGGAAGTTGCCTTCAGCGGAAGGGCTGGCCTTCGCCTCGATGGCGCGCTTCCTGATCTCCTTCAGCAGCGAGGGCGCCGCGGCTGCAAGCGGGTTGGCCTTGATCCAGGTGCGCTCGTCGTAGGGGTCGTCCCCTTCCTTCCGCTCCGGCGTGAAGTCCTTGGGTCCGTCCAGCGTGTAGATGATGACGAACATGTGCTCGGCGATGATCGACCGCTCCAGCACCTTGGTCCCGAACGTCCGCTGCTCGTAGCAAATGCCGAGCGTGTTGAACCCGGCCGTTGTGATGATCCATAGCAGCGGCTGCAACCGGGCGCCGAAAGCGGAAACCATAACGTCGTACAGGCCGCGATCGGAGTGGGCATGCAACTCGTCGAGCGTGACGACGTGCGGGTTGTGGCCGTCCTGCGATTTCGACTTGCTGTGAATCGCCTGCATGTATCCGCCGTTGTCGGCGCAGGTGATGGACTTGGCCCAAGGGATGAGGCCGAACGCCTCCTGAAGCGCCGGGGTCTTCTCGACCATCCGCTTCGCCGGGTGGAAGACCTTTTTCGCCTGGTCGAACGTGGTCGCCGCCGTCAGGATCTGCGGGCCCGGCTCGTCCTCGCAAGCGAGGCAATAAAGCGAGACCACAGCCGTGAGCGTCGACTTCGCGTTCTTGCGGGCCAGTTCCTCATAGACGACGGTGAACCGCCGCAGGCCTGCCTCCTTATCTCGCCAGCCGAACACGACAACGAGGATGAAGATCTGGAACGGCTCCAGGTCGATCAGGCCGCAGCGCTCGTCATGCTCGCCCGCGAGTACCTTGGCGCGCGGGCATTTGCACCAGTTGCCCTCGACGTGAGGCAGTTTCTCGGCGAAGTCGCACACGTCGTTGCCGTGCCACGGGTCGAAGTAGTACCCGAAATCCTTCTTTTTCGAACGCTTCAGGTCATCCAGGTGTCGCTGCGCTGCCAGCCGAACCCACTTGCAATGCGCGGTCTGCTTCTTGTCCGCCGCCGCGCGCTTCGCATAGTCGAGCGCAATGGCGGCATAGTCACGAGCGTGACCGGTGTCCGTTGCGCTTGAACGGGTTGCCCGGCTTTGAGACATCCGGGGCACCTCCGCCACCGCCGACGCGGCTCTTCGGCCCCGCTATGCGGAGCAGTTCTTCATGCTGGCGCAGCACCGTGAGGTAGGCGGCCGGTGGCGGATCGCCTCCGGCGTTGAACGCCTGGCGCACGAGTGCCTCCAGAGAGCAGTACCGGGCGAGCAGGGCACTATCGATTTCGGTCACGCCAGCCGACATCACGCGTCCAAGCACTTCCATCCAGACATCCTGCGCTTCGGCGGTCAGGTAGTCCGGCATCAGCGGCGGATCGCCGGGCACCAGAAGTTCGGTCTTTCCGCCGTCGCGGGAGGGTTGGAATGTGCCGCGAGCCAGTTTGGCGGACGGCGTTTCAGCCTTCGGCCCTCGCTTCACGGGCACCTCCGAAATGTAATGTGCGGCCGAATTTTAATTCGACCCCAAAAGTTTAACCTGCACATGGAGAAAAAGTGGTCGAGGTGCGGTCCTGAGGGCGAGGGCGGCCAACTTTTGACCCGCCCCCGCCCTCCGTTGCTCCCACGCGCAACAATGTTGCTTCATGCGGGGATTTATGGGTGTTCGCGTAATTATGTTTCGCTGGACGCCGCCTCGATCAGTTCCCGTTCGATCCGGTAGCAATCGTTGCCGCCGAGATGGTGCGGGTTGTGCGGAATGCGGATCTCTCGCGCATCGGCGAGGGTGACCACGAGGTTGGTGTAGGTGTGGCCACGATCCCAGTGGATGGATGCAATCAGCCGCGGGTTGACGTGATGCTCAGGTCCGCACTTCACCAAAGCCATCAGCGCCTCCTGCTCTTGGCCCTCTCGGCCTCTGCCTTCGTCTTCATGTGATGGCAGGGGCGGCAGATGCCCTGATAGTTCTCGCGGTCACCTGTCCCGCCTTCCGCCAGCGGCTTGATATGGTCGGCGATCGTAGCGGCTGAGACGCGGCCCTCGGCTTGGCAGGGGCGGCAGAGCGGCTCCTCGCGCAGCACGATCTCGCGCATGATCTCGTGTTGCCTGCCGTACCCACGCGCCTGTCGGCTCTTGCGCGTGGTGCGCCACGCCTTCGCGCGGGGCCGCTTGTTGATCCTTGGTGGTCTGCTTGGCATTAGATGCGCTTCGCGCGTCCCACCAGAAGCGAGGTGCTTCTGTTGGAGGAGGCGTAGGAGACGCAGTCTCTAGCGAACGCCTGCCGCTCTTGGCGGCTGTGATGTGTTTCCGTTATGTTCACAACGTCATCCGTTCGTCAAGCCGCCAAGCGCGCGGGCAGCAGATTATGTGCGGCGATATGCACAGGCACGGAGAAGCCAGGGAACGAGACCAAGGCATACTTCCGATTCATACCCTCGACGCGACCCACCAAGCCCTCGAACCCGGCATCTGCAAAGGTGACGCAATCACCAATCGCGAAGGTTGGCGCCTTGTCTCGTGGTCTACCCCGCTGCTCTGCCAGACGCAGCGCATCGAGCGCCCGGTCCGCTATGCGTGGGTACAGATCGAAGTGCCGGAACACGCTGAACGACGGGATTGCGCGCTGAACGCGGCAGCGCATGACCTCATCCCACATCGCGTAGCTCGGCGACGGCTGGCGCGACAGGGCGACCAGCATGGGTAGTCGCTCGTACTCTGCGAAGACGACGGTCGGCATCATCGGTGCGAGAGTTGTCTTCTGCTCGCGAGACCGTCCGACGCGGATCGGCCGTGACTCCTGGGGGGTCCAGGAGCGGTAGCCAGCTGCATCAAGCGCTGCTGCGAGGAGCAGTGTCCGGCTGGGCGCCGTGCGGAGAATGCACCACTGCATCACGCAGCACCTCTGGTTGTCCGCAGCGTGTACGTGCCGTTCGGGTGGCGCCGCAGGTGGCCGCGCGTCTCCCCGACCTGTTTCCAGTAGTCGGGCAGGGCGTCGATCTCAGCCTGATCGCTTTCGCCGCGAGCCAGCTTGCCCATGGCGTCATCGAACTGGGCCTGCCGCTCGCGCTGGGCAGCGGCGTCCGCCCTCCGCTGCTCACGCGCCGCGGGCGTCAGGGTCGGGATCTCGCTGGGTGCGGCTCGGCCCGACCGTTTTCGGCCGCGACCCGCACTCATCCGGTGGCCGTTCAGGACCCAAGCGGCCCACGCCTCCTGCCAGTCGGCGCACTGGGTGGACTTGGACCGGTGGTGGGCACGGAAGTGCTCGACCTGGGCAGCGAGCTCGCCAGCCGAGAAGGCGTCGACCACCTCACGGGCCTTTGAGCCAGCCGGAAGATCGGCAGGCATCCAATCCTCCGAAATCGAGCCAGCGCACGCGTCCTGTGTTTGTTTTAAAGGTTCAAGGGTGGTTTGTGTAAAGCTGCTTGACGGGTGGCGTAAAGCAGCTTGACGGGTGGGGTAAAGCTGCTTGACGGGTAAAGCTGCTTTACGGGTTGATGCTTCCAGATGGTCCTTTTCGTGACACGGCACCAGAGGAAGGACCCGGAGCGCCTGAACGTCGATCAGGTACTCGACCGTGTATCCATTCTCGCAGGCACGTTGACCGCACTCGCTGATAAGGCCATCCTCGATCAGGCTCTTGATGGTCGTGATGACGGTCTGCCGCGTGGTTCCGATTTCCTCTGCCATGCGCTGCTTGGACGCCCAGATCCCCGATCCGTCGTCGCTGGCCTTGTCGGCCATGAGGCGCATCACGGCGGTGCGGGCCATGCTGCCCACCTGCCGCTTGTCGACCTCGGATGTGAGGTGGTTGCTCAAACGACCCTCCACTCTATGTCGGGCCACATGGTGCGGGCCAGTGCCCAGCGGAGGGGGAAATCGCGGACGATGACGCCCTTGCGGTCCTCGACGACCTTCCGGCCGTTCTCGATGTAGGAGAAGTCCGCCTTGAGCCGGGCCTGCTGCCCGTTGTCGAGCATCACGGGACGCCCATCGACCTCGAACCGGAAGACGGGCTGCTGCTCCAGGCCGACGATCGCGCCGGCGCGCTCCATGAGCTGGAGCTCGTTGCAGCGCCGGGCCTCGGCCTTGCTGTCGTGGACGTGCCCGGCACGACACTCGGACTTCTTCGCGCCGTACTTGTTCCCGGCCCTGGCGAACGGACCAGCCGCCGCGCCAGCGCTTTTCTTGGTGGCCCAGCCCTTCATCGGCTGGCTCCAAGCAGCATGTCCAGCTCGGCGGGGGACCGCGCGAACTTCGTCGCACAGGGCGCCGTCGCCATCCACGCCGCGACGTAGAGCGGATCTTCCATGCCCACGGCGAAGAACGCCTTCACTGAATGGACCATGGTGGCGTGGTCGCGTCCCCCGAGGAACCGCCCAGTTGCCGGATAGCTGTTACCTCTGGCGCGCAGCACCGCCACGACGAACTGTCGCGCCCGAACGGACGCGGCCTTGCGGCTGGTGCCGAGGATCTCGGCAGGCGAGGAGCCTACTCGCTCGGCGCAGTCGCGAATCACCTCATCCGTCGTCACCGGACGCTGCCGGGTCGCTCGGACACCAGGCTGAAGCGGTTCAACCGTCACCGGGTCAGGCTCGATCTCGATGGGTGCAGCGTCGCACCCGTTGAGGTGCCCGCCGTGGACCAGCCGCGCCGCAATGGTGGCGCAAAGCTCATCGACCTCGTCCCCAGGCGTGATCTCGATTACCGGCGCGCGGCTGGTGCGGGCCGATTCGATTTCAGCGACGTGCAAGGCCCGCCAGTTCCGGATCTGGTCCATGGTCGGCGACCTGCCGAATCGGTTCATCGTGTGCGCCCGAACCTTGGAGGCGTCGGATATGTAGGTGACGAGGCGCTTTGCGAAGGCACGCGCATCGGCGGGTTCCCGGTCAGGAAATCCGGAAGTGCCGAACCACTCGTTTCGCGGTCCATAGGTTGCTCGGTAAGCTGTTGCCATGTCGGGTACTCAAAGGAGCATCATCTGCGGATCGGGATTGTTCTCGATCCAGTCGGCGCGCGCGGAGATCGCGCATTTCAGGGCGGTTTCGGCGTCGACCACCTCGCCAGCAGCAAGGTCCAGCTTCTCCTTCGCGCGCTTGCAGCGCTGCTCGCAGAGCGTGACTACCGTCTCCAGCCGCGCGAGGTCCGGCGGCGCCGGGGTGATCCCGGCGATGATCGCCTCTCGATCAAGCGGCATCGGAAATGCCGCGCAACGTGGCGACGTGCCGGTCCAGCCTCTCGTCTTCGCAGTCGGAAAGGTCGCGGCCAGCCGGACTGTTGGGGCGGTGAGCCTCGCCCTTGATGCGCAGGAACTCGATGCACCATTCCTCAAGGGCGTCGTGGTCGATGCCCTCGGGAACCGAAACGATCATCTTCCCGTCGCGCAGGAGCAGGGACAGGAGGTCGTTCGGCACGTGGTCGCAGAGCATGTAGACCGCCGAGACGGGCATCTGCGCCGGTTCGGCCGCGCCGTCCGGGTTCGGGAAGTAGGAGAGCAGGGTGGAATACCCGATGCCGCTGTCCATGCTGAGCGCCTTGAGCGAGATATTCCGCTGGTCGAGCTGACGGCGGATGGTCTGCTGACGCTCGCGCATGGCGCGGACGATGTTGGAATTCTCAGCCATGATCGTGCTGCACCTGCGAATTAAGACGGTTCCCATGGGCAACACGGGAATCAAGGATGGATGGCGGGGTGACCGTCCAGCCGCGCTGGGTGAGTTCGGAGACGAGCTCACAATCGCGCGCGCGGGCGATTGGGTCATTCGGATCGACGAGCTGGATGGCGCGCGCGTGGAATTTGAGCCGGCGGATAACGCCCCGCTGCTCCAGCCGCGTGAGCATGGAGTGGACGTTGCTGGTGCTGTTCAGGCCCAGCTCGCGAGCCATTTCCATGAGCGACGGGGCAAGCCCGTCGTTCTCGGCCATGAACTTCCGGAGAAATTCGAGCAGCGCCCGCTGGCGTTTCGTAATCGCGATCATGGACGGTCATCCCAGACAAATCCCCGGCGCGTGGCGCGCACGGGGGTGTGGTCGCCGAAGAGGCGGCGGAGGGCGGCAACGTGATTGGCAAGGCTCTGCGACGTGAGGCCCGGCAGGTCGCGATGGGTGATCGGCTCGCCGTTGGCGTAAGCGATCGCGTACAGGGCGCGCGCCAGGTATCGGGGGAGGGCAACCTGCTGGCCGTCGCGATAGACGATGGCCGGGCCTACCCACCACTGGCCGCGCGTCACGGCGGCGCCCTCGGCGATGTTACCGGCGCAGTGCGGGCAGCGGGCACTCATGCGGCGTTACGCTGTGTGAGCTCGCCAAGGTCCTCCGGAAGCGGCTTGCCGATGGACTTACCGATGAGGCGCAGATGCGCCATCCGCGACTTGGGAATCCCGATCGAGCGCCAGCTATGGACGGTCGAGACGGGGGCTTCGATCAGCTTCGCGACGGCAGAGGTGCCCCCGAGGTGATCCAACACGGCGTTCGCTTCGATGCTCATGCGCGCACTCTGCGATATTCGCAGACAGAGTTCAAGCTCAAAGTCTGCGACATTAGCAGTTGCGATAGTCGCAGACAGCGGCAGACAGGTCCTATGACCCCTATTCAGATCCGTGCAGAACTTGATGCGAGAAACATGTCGATCCGCGACCTCGCGGAAGCGACTGGCATCAACGAGAACCACCTCTCGAAATCGCTTGGGAAAGCGGCTCGGCGCATAACTGCCGAGGAAATGCGCGCCATCGAAAAGATCTTCGAGCCAGAGGATCTGGAGGGGCGCATTCGCACCATTCCGCTATTGGGCACGGTGCCGGCCGGGAAGTTCACCGCAGCCGAGCAGGTGGGAGGACGTCGGATACCTGTGTCTGATCCGGAGACGCCGAAGAATGCCTATGCGCTTACCGTTCGCGGGAACTCGATGGACCTGATCGTACCGGATGGAACTACGCTCACGATCGATCCCGACGACAAGTCGCTATGGCCTGGTCGCCGCTATGTCATTCAAACAGAAGGCGGCGAAACCACGTTCAAGGAATTCCAGGCCGACCCGGCGCGGCTGGTGCCATGCTCGACGGACGACAGCCATCAGGAGGTCCTGCTTGGCAGTGAGCCCATATTGGTGCTTGGCCGGGTCTGGTCTTACACGATGCGCGACAACGACCTTCCTAGGCGGTCTGCTCAATAAACCGCTCGTGAACTTCTTCGATCTCGCCTGGCACTGAGACGAAGAATTTGCCCCACTCGTCGAACTGACCGATCCCCAGCTCGACCGCGTCTTGCTGCGCCTGTTGCCGTACCCGGCGCCAGGGCCCCTTGGGGCGACCGAACACCCGAACTCGGAAACACAACGACATGCAGGGCTCCTTTCAAGAATCAATTGTTCCCTTTATGTTCTGCTTATGTCATCGGCGGGTTAACATGTGAAGAGCGCATACTACTGAACGCAGAAACGCTTATCTGCGAATGTCGCAGAAAAACTTCTTGACCTGAAGTCTGCGACTATCGCATACAAGTCTTCGACAGGCACACCCGCCTGACGGAGACCGCCGATGCGCATCGCATCCCACACCACCGTCGCACTCGACATCGCGCTGAACGTCACCGGCTGGCGCGGCGTCCGCCTTAGCTGGCGGGCGTTCGGTGCTGCTGCCCTCCTGATCCCCACACTGGCCGATGCCATCGCCGATCTGGAGGAGCTGTGATGATCCGGCTTCGCCTGACCACCGGCCCCGTCGTCACGTTCGACAACTTTATCGACCTGATCGACTACGTCGTCGAGCGTATGATCCAGCGTGGTGAGCTGTGATGGCTGCGCTGCACACTCCCGGCCCGTTCGCGGTCGAAGCGCCTATCGACGGCTCGCTGATGATCGTTGAGGCAGGCAAGCCGGTGCACAAGTGGCGGCCGGTCGCTATTCTTCCGCTCGCCGACGAGAAGGGCGCCATTCCCAACGACCAGGTGCTGGCAAATGCCCTCCTGTTCGCCGCAGGCCCTGAGCTTTACGCGACGCTCGAATACCTTCTGCCGCATCTGGCGGAACTCGACCGGGCAGAGCGTCACCGCAATCGCGACAACCCCACGGCTGTCCTTCACGCACAAGTCTGCATCAACAACGTGCAGAACGCCCTCGCCAAAGCGCGAGGCGGGCTGTGAAGCCGCTCCTCATCTACGCGGCGGTCATCGCATGCGGCACCGCAGCCCTGTTCGGCATGGACGCCTGGTGCAGCCACCTGATGGCCACCAGCCGCACGGTCCGCGACTTCGCCCTGACCCCGGCCTTCGGCGTGTTCGCGATCCTCGGCGGCATGGTGGTCGCGCTCGCCGCGTTTTTCGCCTTGGTCCGTATCCTGCTTCCCCGCCCGGCGGGTCGCACGGCGAGCGGGGAGGGCGAATAATGCCCACCCGCTCGCCCCTTCGGGAAGGCCTCATCATTCTCGCCATGGTCTGCGGCCTGTGCGGCGCGGCTGGCGCTGGCGCGGTCTGGGCGATGCTCACGACCTGGCGCCCCCTTTCCGCAGCACCGACCGAGGCAATGCCCCCCCGCCCGGTTTGCACAACCTGCCCACGGTGACGGTGCCGCCGTGGGCCACCCCTCCCAGCCGGAGACGATCGATGACTGACAAGAAGAATTCCGGCTGGTGGGCCAGTCGGAACGGCGAGTTCTACACGGTAGGGCCGCTGGAGACGCGCGCGCAGGCTCTCGACGAGGGCGCGTCCGAATTCGAGGGCGATGCCTTCTACATCGTTGAGGCTGGCCTCCACGAGATCAAGTTCAGCGCTGCGGCTATCATTGATGATCAGTACTTCGACGACAGCGACCTTTGGTACGACAGCGATGGCGCCGACCGGTGCGCCGGTAGCGAGGTGGCTGACGCCGAGTTGCAGCAGCTTCTGGACGGGTGGCTGACAAAGCACATCGGCACATTCCGCACCCCGACAGCCTTCGCGTGGTCGCGCAACGAGGAACTGATCCCCGCCGGTGCGGTCAGCGGGGAGATCTCGGCATGAAGCTCGGATACGCCACCCTCCCGGATATGCAGGTCTGGGCGCAGACCATCATGGCTCGGCAGCAGGACGTCACCATCGGCGAGGACTACATGCGCCGCTGGTGGGTCATCCCGCGCAACGAGAACGCAAACGTCTACCTGCACCGCATCCTCAAGAGCGACGACGATCGCGCGATGCACGATCACCCCTGGTCGAACATCAGCTATCTCCTGTTCGGCGCCTACTGGGAGCACACCCCCGATGGCAAGTTCCTCCGCAAGGCTGGGGACGTCATCTCGCGCCCGGCGGAAGCGCTGCACCGGCTGGAGGTGATCCCCGGCGAGGAGGCGCTCTCCCTGTTCATCACCGGCCCGAAGGTCCGGGAGTGGGGTTTCCAGTGCGAGCACGGCTGGGTGCACTGGGAGGACTTCACCGCCGAAGATGGAACGCGCACCGGCGCCGGATGCGGCGAGTACGGCGCCCTGTCTCCCGTCACGCCCGTGGGCCAGCCGCGCCAGGTGCTGGCATGAGCGCTCACCGCATCCCCCGGTGGACGGCGTCCGAACTGGCGATCTTGCGTTCGGAGTACCCGGTGCGCGGCATCGAAGTCGCGGACGCGCTGCCGGGGCGTTCCTGGCATTCGATCTACGTTAAGGCGAGCAAGCTCGGCCTCCGTTCCGGTAAGGTGGCGGATGCGCCTAAGCCTCGCCTGTCTGGGGCCGATCTTGAGGAAGCGATTCGGCTCCGCGAGGTTGAGGGCTGGTCCTTCGCCCGTATCGGCGCGCAGTTCGGCGTGGCCGAGGCCAGCGCCTGCAACGCGGTGCTCATCGCCCTTTGCACCAGGCGCGGTTACACCCCAGCCGAGCGGGACACGCATGGTCGCCTTACCGTCCAGGGCAAGGAGCGGGTCCGCTATGCCCTGAAGAAGGGCCTCAAGGGCGTCGATATCCAGCTTCGCCTCGGAGTGTCTGCGGCTTGCGTCGCGGAACAGCGCCGCCGGTACAACGCGGATCTTCTGGAGCGCGGCAAGGCGGCCCTCCCACCACCGGGGGGCGGCGAGGCCTATTCGGGCGCGAAGCTCAGCAAGGCCAAGCGCGCCGAGGTCGAGAGCCTGTTCATGCGGGGGCTGGGGACGCTTAAGGTTTCGGAACAGAGCGGCGTCTCGAAGACGAGCTGCACCCGCATCCGTAATCGCCTTATCAAGCGACTGAAGCGCAAGGGCGAGATCCTGCCCGGCTGTGATGCCTCGGGCGCTCGGCGCACCCAGGCCGAGAGCAGCCGCTTCATCACTCCCGATCAGCGGGAGGCCTTTCGGCGTCTCGTGCTGGACCGCATCCCGGTGGCGCGGGCGGCAGGTATGGTCGCGATCGGCACATGCAGCGCCTACAAGCTGCGCGACGCAATTGCGGCCGAGCTGCTGGAGCAGGGCGAGGCCTTTCCTTCCCCGGAACGGCCTGGCCGCGTCCGCGCCGGTCGTTTCATCCAGCCGCACTGGCCGCCGCAGGGCAAGGCCGCGATGTTCGAGTTTCGCGAGCTGCTGCGCGAGCACGGCTTCGACGATGCGAAGGCCATCTGGCGGAAGCGCATGGCCGAGACCGAGAAGGCGGAGGCCCGGCGCCCGAAGTCCTTCGAGGAGCAACTCGCCCTCGTCGAAGCTGGCAAGCTCAACATCACCGCCGCGCTCGGCCGGGGCCACCTTGAGCCGACGTTCCAAGAACCCCGGAGGGCAGCATGACCCGCAAGGAAGCCGCTCTGCTCCGCCAGCGCGAAACAGCGCTCGACACCTATCTGGCCAGCCGCCCCGAAGGCGCGGACGCGGCCAGCCTCTCCCGCTCCTACGGCCTGCCCATCCAGCGGGTCGAGACCATCATGAGGAGGTTCGGATATGCTTGATAATGCGATTTCGGCCGACCAGGTGCGCGCCCGCGCGGGCGTCGCCCTCCCGGAGGCTCAGGCCGCCGTCTACATGCAGAGCGCGAAGCTGGAAGGCTGGACGCTGGCAGAATTCCAGGACCGGACCCGCATGTCCAGCCGCGCCGCCCGCGCGCTCGCCTACCGCTTCGGGATCGAGTTCGAGGACTTCGACCCTCTGTGCCCGCCGGTCGAGCTGGTGTGGCGCAAGGCGAAGAAGGGCTGGGAGCTGTATCATGGCAAGGAGGCTGTAGGCCTCTGCGTCCGGCACGACCTCGGCATGCCTCAGGGCAAGGTCTACGTCGTGGAGGTCTTCAGCATCCGCGAAACGGGCGTGACTGCGCGCGTGGTCATGGCGAAGGCGGCGGCGAAGGTCGATGCGATCTCGGCGGAGATCTTCGAGGGCCAGCCGGTCATCACCCGCATCGAAGAGCAGGACGACGAGGTCGAGACCCTGTTCCCTAAGCTCGACGAGAAGTTCCACGCCTGCCGGAAGGCCTTCAACTCATGAGCAATCGCACCTTCCGCGTGCATGACACGGGGCTGTTCATTTCCAGCAGCACTGGCGAGCGCGATCGCAAAATGAACTGGAATCGGCCTGACTATGAGACGTTCAACCGTCTTTTGGCCGTGTTTGCCGAATTCGGGTTTCAGATCGGGCGGGATCCGCAGGTCGAGGAACGCTTCAAGATCATCGGAAAGTACCACCGGGAAGGTCGCCGCCTCACCCCGGCCGGCGATCTGTGGATCAGCGCCCACGTGTACCCGGCCGGCATGGAGTTCCAATTCTTCCAGCAAGTCGTGACGGTGAATAGCCACGGCGGTAGGCATGACTTCGATCGTCGGGAAAAGATGCCTTACCTCATCGGCAAGGCGTTCGAGGCAGCGCTGCGCCGTGCTCGCGCACACCTGAACGAGCGAGGCTTCACCGAGGAGGTGAAGATCGACAGTCCTGTTCCGGATCCGATGGCCTACTTCAACGCGAAATGGGACATGGAGCACGAACGCCGGACCGGTACGCACCGCTTCCGCCGCGGGGCAGACGGTTGGCCGCACGAGAGCGAGATCGGCAACTACGGCCAAAATCTCGATCGCGACAAGGTGAAGATCGAGCATGGTTCGGCACGCTACTTCCGTACTTACAGCGGGCACCTCATGCGCGGCCGGTGCTACGGCGGGATCAATGGGCGTTGGATGGTGATATACGGCCCCGGCCTGCGCGATCATACGCATGTGTCGAGCTGGGAGCTGTTCCTGTGCGATCCGCGCGAGGTGCCTCGCCGGCTCCACCCTCATGGAGAAAAGCGACTGAAGGCCGCACTCGGCAAAGCTGTGGAGGCAGAGGACTTCGAGCGGGCCATTGCTATGCGCGATGCGCTGCGGAGGGCCGCATGAGCAAGACCGAAAAACCGATGCTCGCCTATGCCGTGCTTGAGAATGACGAGCGCACCGGCGGGATCATCTACGCCACGTCGAACATTGCCGCGCGACGCCAAGGCGCCAACGAATACGGCGACGGAGAGCTGTCGTATGTCACTTGCACCCGCGCGCCATGGGCAGACGACTATTATGGCAAGGCGCTGCCTGTCAGCGTCATGGTCGACAACGGCTGGCACTTCGAATGCAGTCACTGCGGTCAGCGGATCGACGAGGATATGGTCTGGGAGAAGCAAATCCAGACCGACGACATCATCGGCCATCAGTTCAGCCTCTGCTATTGCGATGCTCGCTGCGAAGCCGGTGACGCCCTGGACAAGGCGAACCGCGAGCACGTCGAGCGGCGGTGGGTTCGCCGGTTTATGCGAATCGTTCAGGCCCGTTTCCCCGACGCTAAGCCCGTGAAGAAGGGGGCATATGCCAGCCGTCATGGCACGCATTACGCCATTCAAGAGGTGGCGGTCGAGTTCATGTTTCCTGGTCAAGAATTTGGCCCGGCAACCCTGAGTTGGCAGCGCCGCCGAAACTGGCGCTCGCCGTATGAGCGGCTGCGGAGCAAGCCGCGCTACGCCTGTTGCGGGGGTGATCGCGCGGCTTTTGAAGCCTACGCCGCAGAGACCAGGTCAGCGGAGAAAAACGCGGAGAGCGTGAGATGATCCAGCATGAGGAAACGCCCTGCGAATCGCTGGTCAAACTCGACCGGAAGCTCTCGCGGGCAGTGAATAACAGGGGCGGGGTGAAGCTCTCCGCAGACGACCTCGACCTTCTCGCCACGCTGGGGATGCTCAGCAACGTGGCGAAGGCGAAGGCGCAAGCATTGGAGGAACAGGCGCGGTGTCGACGGTTAAAGGTGGTGTCTACCAACGAGGGCCCTTCTGGCTCGACTACGTCCGCGGGGCGGATGGGAAGCCGGCCAGCGACCGGTTCTACATCTGGTGGTACGACACCGCCGCAGGGCGCCAGCAGCGGCGCAGCACGCGCACGTCGGATGTTCGGCTAGCCTGCGACAAGCTCGACGAGCATTTCCTCGCCAGCCATCGCCCGACCGTCGCTGAGCAAGAAGCCTACGGCGTCGAGGACGCGATCGCGGACTACTGGATCGAGCACGGCCAGCATCTGCCGAGCGCGCCCGCCACAAAGGCCCAGTTCAAGCTGCTGACGCGATTCTTCGAGATCGAGCAGTCGGCTGGCCGTCTGGCGGCGCCGATCATGCCGGATCACCTGGACGACAAGCTGCTGACCCGTTTCCGCAAATGGGGCGTCGCAGATCCGATCGTTGCAAAGAAGAAGGACGCCAAGGGCAACTGGATCGACGGCAAGTCGCGACCCCGGTCGGCATCGACGGTGGAGGAGAGCGTCATCAAGCTCAAGGCCGCGCTGAACTATGCCTTCAAGGAGCGCCGGACCCGGTATGTCCCGCCGCTGAGGCACAAGACGCGCGAGCAGGTCACTTCTCCGCGGACGTTCCGCCTGTCGGTGGAAGCGATCGGCGAGCTGCTCGACTACACGATGCAGGGCGCCGGGAACTACGCTGGGCATGCCGACAGGCTGTTTCCCCTCCGCAGGTACCTGATCGCGGCGATCTGCACTCTTGCGCGCCCAGACGCGATTTTCGACATCAGCATCCAGCCGGAGCGGGAGCAGTGGATGCGCGACGAGCGGCTGCTGTTCCTAAACCAGGCAGGCCGCATCCAGACGCGCAAGGTCCGTCCGATCCTCCCCGTGGTGGATCTGATGCACTCGTGGCTCCTGGCAACGGATGACTGGTTCGTTTGCAACGAGCGGACCGCGTTCGACGCCAAGCTGCAGAAGGACGTCACGACTCAGTACAAGGTCGCGGCTGTGCGCTCGGCTTGGGATTCGGCGAAGGAGAAGATGGGCATTCCGGCAGGGTGGGGGCCGAAGTTGCTTCGCCACTCCATGGCGAGCATTCTGGCGAACCGCCGCGTCGACCTGGTTGAGTTGGAAATTGCGCTGGGTCACCGGGCCATCAAGAAGACCTCGGGGCACTACATCGTGTTCGATCCAGACTATCTCGCGACGGTGCGAGACGGGATCAACGACGTGGTTTCAGATCTGACGAGGATAGCTGGTCCGGCACTTCACGCAAAACTCACGCAAAAACATGAGAATGTCGCTGTGCTTCGCGCTTAG